TCCTCATAGGAGAACTGCTCATTCTTGTAATACATTTTCTTGGCAAGTTTACTTACCAGACCAAGATTATGAGTCACCATCTTCTCCATGGATTTCTCACAACCTTGTTGTGCTGACTTACACAACTCAATCTCCTCAATATGAGAGAGTCTTAGACTAACGGACATTAATGACTTTTTTACTATACGACAATACTAACACACCTTGACCACTGTGTCAAGTCAAACGGGATTTCTTAATGATTTTTTCAACCTCTCGATCGTGTTTCTTCCATTCATTCTATCAAGATATTCAAGCTCTTCACGGAATACTCGACCAGCTTTCTTATCGTCCAGGATCTCTTGATCAATCAAACCGAGTTCAATCAGTTTTCTATTGACTGCTTTAGGTGTTCTCTCATCATTACCTGCCTTGATTGCTTCTGCCCATCCGTCCATATACTTTTGACGATCTGATGATTTTGCTCCAGCCATTGACTCCAAGAAACCACGATACACATTCTCTTGAAGTGCTACTGTTCTTCTACCTGAAGGATCAGTAATACCACGAGCCAAACCAGTAGCTTTCAGAAGAGTTTTGCCCATCTTAGACTTCATTCCATTAGCCTTTTTCTTATCTTTTTCATCAGTGGCAACCTTACGGAACTCTTCTCTAAGATCATTATACCTGGTGTCATCACCACTAAAGTGTTCTCTAAGAACTTCTCTAGTTACTTCGTTACCAAGTCCCTTACCACCTTCACCTAAAAGTGTTTTGGAAAGTTCCTCACCAACACTCATAATTTCATTCTGTTTGTCAAACAACTTCTCAATACCACCAAAGTCTTCCTCTGATTTGTCCTTATCTGGATCAACTCTCTGTTCAAAGAAGTCTTTCATAGACAGATCAACCTTTGTTTGATTGATATTAGAGTTGATAAGGGTCATATTATCATCATTTTCTCTCTGTTCCCACTCTTCTTTACCTGGTTTCCCACCATCTTTATTGTTGAAACCACGAACATGTTCCAAATCCATTGACTGAATGTCAAGTGGGAGACCTGTATAGGCATCACGACCACCCTGTTCCAGGTAGATCTTCCACATCAACTTAGCCCTATCATTAGTACTAGCCATACCTCTCTTTGCTGTACCATCTGGGTTTTTACCCAGATAGTGCATGTCTTTATGTGCCTTATCATCTGACACATACTTATCGCCAGTAACTTGACCTTTACCTTTCAATGATTTCTTGAAAGTTTCAGGGAGAACATCATAAGATGCATCAACAAAATCATCAGATACTTCGATCGAACGAACAGAATCAACAAACTTTTTAATATGTTCAGGTGATCCATCACCATATCCTTCAATCAATCTGTCACGATTGGCCATCAAGTTCTGTACATCAGCATATCCAAGATTGTTCTTACCAGCACCTGCATTCACACGACCTTCAAATGTCTTGGCGTGTGCCATTGATGCCAAGAATGATTTCTTATCAGTAGCACTAGGAATATTCTTCAGAGATTCAGTAAACTTACCGAACTTCTTCTCCATCATCTTACGTTGTCTATCAGCCAAACCTCTCATGGTTTCTTCGGCTTCCTGTTGGAACCTTTCATACTCAGTTTCAAAGGCTTCATCATCATCTAAATCATTGTCTTCAGTAGCCTCTTCAGATTCCTGTTCTAGTTTCTGGTCAATAGTGGGGAAATCATCAGCTGTCTTTTCTTCTGGTGCTTCTGTTTCTTCTGGTGTTTCAGGTTCCTCTTCATCAGCTACCTCAGCAGCTGCCTGACGATTACCTAATGCAACCAGTGTCTTAGATACTTTATCAAGAAACTCCTTTCTTTCTGGTGTTACATCTCTACCACCAGTAAATTCTTTTGCCTTAGCAGCAGCAACCTCATTGTCACTAACTCCATCAGGAATTTGTGGTAATGCTGTTGGTTGTGCCTCTGGTTGTGTTCTGGTAGCATCCTTATTAAACTGACCCAATGATTTGGTATCAGGTTTCTGTTGACCACCACCCTTTTCGGCAGTTGGTTCAACAACGATAGGTTCTAACTTATCGCCAACATTCTTATATCTCTTCTGAGTTTTAGGATCTAGATATACACCACGAGCCTGGTGTTGATAACCAAGCTCTGCTGCTTTCTCAGCTCCTTTATCTTCTTGGAGAGACCTTACATGTTTAAAATATTTAAATACGTCTCTCGTCATCGATCAGTCTTCCCAAGATTTTGAAATCTCTTCAAACTTCTTCAGTTCAGTTTCTGAGAAAGTTACTCCCTTGTGTTGAACCTCGTCAGAGATTGCACCACCTGCGAGACCACCAATAGCAGCACCAAGAGGTCCACCTAACATTCCACCAATAGCGGCACCAGAACCAGCACCAACTGCCTTTTTGACTTTTCTATCCTTCTTACCAGTTACAGCTCCAAGGGTTCCTGCAATTGCGGGTGCCAAGATTTCATCAACCTTTTCTACTTCCTCATTCTTCACGTCGTTTCTATTGTGCTTTTCAGCATCTTTGTTCAGTGCCTTGACAATCTTACCAGACTTCTTGTGTGCCTCAGTTCCTTTGTCACCACCTTGTAGTGCTGTACGTGACAGGTTACCTGCCTTACGGAACATAGTGTTTCTCTTATCTCTTGAGAGTTCTTGGTAACCCTCTTCAACTTCAGTCTCTTCTTTCTTCACAAACTTGACTTTGATTTTGTCAAGTCTTTTCTGGCGAGTTTCATCAGAAGTGTATCCAACACGCTTCTTGATGTCTTCATCAGACATCTTACCTTCCTTTACATCTTTACCCATAGACTTGGCGATAGCCTTACGTCTCTTGGCAAGATACTTATCAGAAGAATCCTTGTCACCATCATTATCGATGTCACCATCTTCCTGACCTACGGGATCAAGTTTCTTCTCATAGATAGCGGCATATGCATCACCCCAACCCTTTCTCAGAGTTGATACTTCTTCAAAGTGAGGGTTCTTTTGACCAGGAACCTTCTCCATGTCCTTACGAGCCTTCTCGTTATTCTTCTCTCTCTTCTTCATATCTGTCTCAAGATAAGAAGAATCTTTCTTTTCTTCAATGACCTTGGAGATCATCTCAATCAAACCACCCTTGATGGTTTCTCTATCTTCGTGAATCAAAGCTGCATGAAGTTTCTCATTACCAACTTCATTGTTCAACTTATTTTGCCACTTCTCATTCAGAGGTTTATTAGTACGATACTTGAGGAACTCTTCTTCACAGTTTCTCTCAGCTCTACTAGCTACCTTCTCAAAGGTTTTATCAAATGCTTCAGAGATACGAACAATCTTTTCTTTTCTGTGTGCAGGAAGTTCACCTTCTACAGTCGATTCCATAACAGAACCAACAACTTCATGTACAGTGTCTAGGTCACAACCATACTGGAACAAACCTTCTACAATCTCCTCACAAACTTCAAGCAAATCACCTTCGGTCAGTTGACCAAAGTTCATTGCAGAAATCTGATCTTTCGAGTTATCTAGTTCTTCCTTAATAGTAGTATCATGTACGGCAGAATATGCCTTATACAGATCTCTCATATCTTGCATGGTTCTAGCAACAAATCTATTATTAGTTATTTATGTCTTCTAATATTTCCTTCTCTCTTTGATAGGGTTTTTCTTTTTCTGTGTATAGATCCCATCCTTTTACAAGTTCGGGATACAACCACACATCCCAGTCCTTCATACACTGTTGTCTATTGAAGTCACTTTGATTACACATGTTAAACAACATGACAAACATCGACAAGAGTCTGAAGAACTGATCAATCACAACTTACCATCAACTATTCCACTACCTACAACTCTTGTGTATTGATCAAGAGTTCCATCTTGTTCACACTTGAGATGCCACCGTGTCATTACAACAACAGCATCTCTAGTTGCTCCAGTCATCATACCACGACCTTCTTTTGTTTCTGTTGACCATAGTCCATATCTAGTTTCCCAGACATAGAATGCTTCATCAACCAGGGTTTCATTCTTCCGTTGATTCGTCATCTTTCTTTTTGTTAAATCCAAATGGACCAGATAGTTTGTCTTCTACTTTAATCTTCAAAGCAACAGCGCCAAGAGATTCCATAACTTTTAGAATGTCCTCAACCTTAGCACCCTCTCCGAGTTCTTTAGAGACGTACCAATACTTAGGCCAAAACTCTTCTCCAGCCTTCTGATAGTCTTCAAGTGTCAGTAGTTTCATTGGATTCCTCCTCAGTTTGTGATTCAATTACTTTTTGGATTTCTGTTTCGATTTGTGTGTCCAAATCTAAAATTACGTTACGAAGATCAACAACTCGTTGAGGACAACAGGTTGGATCATATGTATACTCTTTTGTATCACGAAAGAGTGATGCTCTCACTGCGGCTGCAGCTCTAACATCCATTTCAATCTTAATCATAGGTTTTCTTCTTTACCAATTTGTTTATCTAGTTGTTGTGAAATCTCTCTGATTTTTAGAATACCTTCGTCAGAGAAGAAACCAGGGTGATCTTTTGTATACAAGAAAAGATGATGACGTAGAACAATTGCGTCACGTCTACTCATTTCAAGATTCATCGACCAAACCTCTGATCCATTTTTAGTTTAATAAAATACATTCCCAGTAACCAGACGGAGAAGAGAAATCCTTCTCCATAACTCATGGTATTCCACGCGTGAACTGCACCATCCATCAGAGATCTCCTTGTTTACGATTTTCAGAGTAGTGAACATCAAACGATCCACCAGGGTATCGTTTCTCAAGTTTCTCTACATTCATTTCAATGATCTCATCAATGGTTGTATCTAGTCCCATACAGGCTTGAGCCACATACCACATGATATCACCCAGTTCTCGTTTCATATGAAACAAGTTCTCTTCATTGACAGGTTTACCTTGGAATACAATCTTCTTGACAATCTCAGTAAACTCACCTGCCTCAGCTGACATACCTACAGCAGCAGTAAGCAATCGCTCGGTAGGAAACTCCTGTTCTTCAAGTTCTTGGATACGAGATACAAAAGCTTCGTGATCTTTACTTTGTTCCGAGGTAACGCCATTTACAAAT